AGCTAACATATCATCAATAGCTAAGCTAGTTGATCTGTTAACAAACATCATGTACTCTTCAATAGCACCTTGCTTATCAAACTCAGCAAGTATTGCATCGAACTCAGCTAAATCAGTAGCAGCGTTAACACCAGTTACACCGTTAGTTACATTACCTCTGCTTTCAATAGCAGCGAATAAACCTTCAGTACCAGCGCTTTCAGTAGCGTTAGTAACAGAACCTGGTATAATAGTAGATCCTTGTACTTCAGAAGTAGAAGCAGCAAACTCAGCTTCTAACATTGCCATTTCAATGTAGTCAGTGAATCTTGATCTAGTATCAGCTTCAGCTTTTAAATACCATAGGTAACCAGACTGTCCGTTTTCAGCAGATACTTCAACCCAACCAATTCTTGAAGAGTCAGAACCAGATACTTCGTAGTAATCTTTCATAATAATAGGCTTATTAGTAAAAGACTTGAAAGTAGGCTCATTAGCTCCTCTTGTATCAGTAGTGTTGCTAGTACCAGCAGCAGCAGTATAGTTCATACCTTTACCAAATTCAGAACCATAAACTAATATAGTTGTTGCTTTTGATGTAGTGTTTGCAGATAAAGCAGACTGTCCATAAGGTAGTACATCAAGTACAGCACCATCAACAACAGATACTAAACATTTGAAAACACCATCTGAGTTAGATACAATAATAGTATCGTTAACTCTAATACCGTGACTAGCAGCAGTGAAACCAGAAGTTTCATCGATGTCAGACTCAATAGTTACTTGCGCAATGTTAGATACACCAGTACCAGGGTTAGCACCACCTGTAGCAGATGATACGTTACCTTTATACGATAAATGTAATCTTGATTGCTCAGACCATACAACTTGATCAGATGTCATAGCCTCTTCTGCACCGACTTGTGATAGGAAACCAGAAATTGTTCTAGGTCCAAAAACCTCAGCTTCTTTTTCCATTAAGTCTGGCAGGTATTGCTGCGCCCAACCAGCAGTTGCAGTCGCAGTAAAATCAATGTAGTTCGTTTGTAGTGTTTGCTGTTGTGAAGCAGGTACACTGTTCAACGAACCTCCAGCAGTAATACTCATAATTTTGTAATTTTAATTGTTATTTGTTATTTTTAATTTTAAATTTAAAATCAGATGAATTATCGCCTAACACTTTTACTTTTATTCCTCCAGCTTCAACAACGCCATGTTGTTGTCTTGGAGTCATATCAACGTTTTTAGCTTTTGCAATACTATCTTTAATTGCATCTGCTTTACCTTGTTCGTAAAAATGATTAGCAATAGCATCAGCGTTCATAGCTGTAAATAAAGATTTATGATAACCTTTAGCATCTGACATTTCATTATTTTCGTTCAAAAACTTTTTGACAAAATTATTAATGTCGCTTTGAGTTTCTTTTACTTCATTAGCATTTTTCACATTAAACCTATATCTTTTATCACCGACGTTATATTCAAAACCTTTGAACTTGTCGTTAAAAACATTTTGAGTTTTTAATTTAAAAGTATTAGTTTGTTTTTCTGCTATCTTTTTACTCTCTTCCGATTCTTTGTTGTATCTATTAAAGAAATTAATTGCTTTTTGTTGTTCAGGCGTAAGCTTTGAACCAGCTTTAATTTCTTCATAGTATTTGGACTTTTGCCCGTCCAAGTGGCTTTTAGCGTCAGCAACTTGCTCTTTTAACGCTATCTTTTTCTTTTTAATATCTTTTGGTTCGTCTATTTCTTCATCGTATGAAAAATTATCTTCTATTAAAAAACTAATTTCATCATCTGTAAGATGTTTTTTAGTTTGTTTATAGTACTCTCTAAGTATAGCTATGTCGTCATAATTAGAGTAGTCTTGATTTAAACGAACATAATCTTCTAAACTACCACCAGTGTCGTTCATAAAATCTACAACTTTTTGTAAATTTTCTGGTAACTCTTGTCCAGTTTCTTTAGCTTCTATTATTTCTTCAGCTAGTTCTTCTGTTTGTTCTTTTACTTCTTCTTCTGTTACTTCTTCAATAACGGGTTGCTCAGACTGAACCTCTTCGGTGACTTTTTCTTCTTCTTTATTTTCTCCGGTAAGTTCTTCAACGACTTTTTCGTTTTCTTCCTGAACTTCTCCGCTAGTTTCGGATTTGTCGCGTACAGGAACCTCATCTGTGCTTTGCTCTGGAACGGCATCTGTTTCTGGTTTTTTAGTTAAATCTACTTTGACAATATTGTCATCTTGTTTGTTTTGTTTTTTAAGATCAACTTTAGTCACGTTGTCTTTTGTAGTTTGTTCAACTACATCCTTTTTTTCTTCCATAATATAATATAATAATAATTAATAATTTTAAACCTCCTCTAATACAGTATCACCTGTAGACTCAAAATTTTTAGGTGGTTTATCTAATTTTCTTTGTTCAATTAATTCACTTTGTTGACTAGCTTGTATTCTAGTTCTTTCATCTTTACGATCTTCTTTTTGTGAGTCTTTATTTTTTTGAGTTTCTAACTCTAATCTCTTTAACTCAGAGTTTAATTGATATTCCATTTGCATTAACTCTTTTTTATATGCATGCTCTTGTTGCATAGTTTGAGTTTGCAATTGTTGTTTAGTTTGTTCTAATGCTATAGCAGCTTGTATTTTAGCTTGCTCTTCTTGTACTTTAGCTTGTGAAGCGGCTTGAGCAGACTGTTGATTAGCGTTTGATTGTGCTTGAATATTTTGTTGTTGTAATTGCTGATCTCTAGCTATTTTCTTTTTTCTACGTATCTTTAATAAAGAATTAGCCATTTTTATATTTTTAATCTCTCTTAAATCAATAGCATCTTCTAGCTCTATAGTTTTTTGCTGTAAAGCCATTTGTATATTGTTTTCAAGCTGTTGTCTTTCTTCTTCATCTGGCATTAACTCTATAAATATACCAAAATCATACAAGTGTAAATTTTGTATTTCTTCTAATGTAGCCATATTATGATTACCTATAGCGTGAACAAAAGCGTCTCTAGTCGGTGAATACTCTAATATATCAGATATTCTTAACGATAGTTGCTCTGCAACTTCAGACGTTAAAAACAAACCAGCTTGTAATATATGTCTTGTTGCTGTATTGCTATTTGCAGCTGCAAGTTTTTGCACGCCAACTAAAGCGTTTTTATCTGGCAAAGTACCATCTCTAGCTTCATTTAAACCTGTAGTGTCTCTAATCATTTGCATATAGTAATTATATGTTCCAATTAGTTGTTGCATTTTGTTACCACCACTACCACTTGTTATTTCAGTTATAGGTACTCTAGCAGGGTTCATATCACCTTCACTTGTAAACGATCTACCAATAACACTACCTGTTTGGAAAAACATGTTCAAAGCTTCTTGTGGACTATAGTTTGTACCGTTACCTAAATCTATTTCAGCTAAACCATCGGCATCTAAATAAACACCATCTGGAACCATACGTGATAATACTTGCTGTAATTTTAAATGAGTTAGTTGTATCATATCTGCAAAACCAGTAATACGTCTAACTAAACTTTCTATTATACCGTTATACATACGTGGCGCTACAATAGCGTAATTCATTTTAACTTTAGTATAATCACTTTTAGGCCTCATCATGTTTTTAGACATTTCCCACTTTAATAATCTTTCAGTACCTAATATCATAGCGCCTTCATAAACTACTTCTACGCTTTTTTGTAATTTACCAAACCTACTATCACCTGTTTCTGGTGGATCAAAACTATCATCTTTTTCTAAAACTTTATCAGCACCGCTACCAGTTTCTTTTAACTTGTAAGTTTCGTTCATATAAGTTTTATAATTAAAGTATAAAACTTGAATAGTGTTATTATCTTCTCTACCTCTATTAGCAGGACTACCGTAAAAGTTTGCAGGTCTATAACCTTTTGTTTTTACTATTTCTTCTAAATCTGATTCTGTTAAAAAAGGAAACTGTTTTACAAGTTCATTTATAGGTATATTTTTAACTTCACCTACATAGTATATATCGTCAAAATATGGTGAGTCAGAGTATGAGTAAACTAAGTTTGCAGGATCTACATATTCTATTGTAACGCCTTGCGAAGTATTAAAGTTAGTTTTAACAGCACCAATACCTAAAACTGTAAGATCGTAATAAAATTGTTTTTTAATTAACTCATATCTATTACCTTCCATTAAAACGTTAATAGCTTGCTCTTCTGCTATTTCAACATTTTGTTTGTAACTAAGCTGCATATGTAACTCTAGCTCTTCTTGAGTATCAGGTAACTCGTCTTTATTATTTTCATACAAGTCAATATTAAACTCTGTAGCAGCAATATCATTAAATTCACGCGTCTGCATGTCTCTTAATATAGACTCCATGTACTCTGTGCGTTTAGTAACACCATACGGGTCTTGTGAAAAAGCTTTTATATCATAAGTTCTTTCAGCTATACCATTTACTACTATATCAACAAACTTAGGTATAATTGGAACTGGTTTCCAGTCTAAATTTAAATAAGACAAATCACCATTTATAGATAATTCATCTTTATATTTTTGTATTGATTGCTCACCTCTTGCGTATAATCTAAGATTATGAAAGTTATTAAAATTAGTACGATACCTATTAGTACCACTATCAGTATAAAACCACTCTTGTTGAATAGCTTTACCTACTTTCAAACCGTAATCATAACTCATTTTTTCCAAGTCACTTACGACTTGGCTAGGAAAATAATTTTTTATAACAGACTCTGCCATACTTATTTTTTAATTAATTTAGATGTACTGCCTCTATTTTCATACTTAGCAATACTTATATTTAGTTTAGGTTTTTCTACCTTTGCATTAGGTCTATACAAGTGTCTATTGCAAGCCATTATAGCTAAACCAGAACTTATAGACGCATCATGCTTTGTTCTTTTGTTTATATCAAACTTTGCCCAGTCATTTAACAACTCGTTAAAATAACAGCTACCAAACTGACCTTCATTATTCATACCAACATGGTTTTGTATATACATTTCAATAGCCGCAGCGTGTGCTTGTTTAATATCTTCACTCGAGTTTGGTATACCACCTATTTCTTTTTCAGCTGTAGATAATTTATTCCATATTTTATCCGGTCTGTTCATGCTATAACCTCTATAACCTCTACGTCTTAAATAATACAATAATCTTGGTTTATTGTTTTCTGCAAGTAAAGGCATGCCATAAAATACTAATGCCATTAAAACATCTTCAAAAAATACTTCAGCAGTTTGTGGTCTAGCAATGTATTCTAAAAAAAACTGATTAGCTGGAGCATCTTCCATGCTAAATTTAGTTAAACCATGTAAAGCTCCTTTTGAGCCTTTACCGTCTACAGTACCGCTAATATCGTAGCTGTCGCAGCCAAAAGCGCCCATATGATCGTTGCCAGGATATTTGATTCCATTTTTTATTATTATTCTGTTTTGTAAATTGTTAGGTGGCACCCAACTTACTTTAAATCTACCTTGTGGATCTGGATAAAATATAACGTTTGTATCTTTTACACCGTTGATCCATTGAAAATTACCTGTTGAAACGCCGAGTGATCTATACATTTCTTCGTTGTAATCTATTTGCTCGTATATTTTTATTAAGTTAAATATACTATTTTTTGTTTCATCTCTAAACGCGTGCTCTGTAGTTCTTGGAAACTGTCTGTAAAACTCGTTTAACGCGTCTTGATCTTGTTTTAAACCATCAGCTTCATTTTGCCAATTATCTATTACGCCTATATCTATTAATTCTCCGTCTGGTCCGTATACATCATTACTTGGATTATCAAAGACTGGATTTCCGTATTCATCAATAAATCCTTCGTAGTTCCACTCCATTGGGATAAAGAGAGAATATAAGCCAGAC